CGTCAGTAATGGCGGCAGCCTCAGTGGCTGACTTACGCGGGTTCGACGGGATGCCGCGATCTGAGGCGCTTGCGCCAGTTACGTCATCGAACAGCTGCATGTAGGTTGATAGCGCGGCCAGGTATTCACTCAACACCGCACTCTGCTCAACCGGGCGCATCGTCGCGTTCACGCCGCGAACGGCATCGTCTGGATCTACGCCTACAAACACCGTTCCCCCAGGGGCAACGTGCTTGACTACCTGGAGGGCGTCCTCATCAATAGCGTTCTTATCGTATAGAACTGTCTTGTTCAAGGTGCGGATTTCGCGGTCGATCTGAACGAGGGTTTGAACAATCATCCGCATTAGCGGGATCCACGACAACACTTCGGAGGCCGGGACATCCTCACCCGGCGCGGCGTCGAGGAAGTTGCCGATAACGACCGGGCAGGCGGGGAGCGATTCCGTGATTACATAGGTGCCGAATTCACTCTCTTGATCCTTTGATGAGAGGCGCACCTCGTTGGACGATGCCTCGCCAGCCAATTTGATAAAGATTGACATCGGGCAGCCGCCGAATGACGCCGACGCCGCCCCATGCCGGAAACCGTCGTGGTAAACTTCGGTCACGCGGACAATAGACCAGGGCTTAGGGATGTCCGATTCGGCCAGTTCAGGTTGCCAGTTGTCCGGCAGATCGCTGTACTGAATATCGTAGCTGTGCCATAGGAAGCGGCGATGGAACGGCTCGTAGCCGCAGTCTTCGGGCTCAAGCGCCTGATACTGAACGCGCATGTACGGAATTTTTTCCGCCTTGTTGTAGGCTACTTTTATACCGAAGTATGGAGAGAGCATACCCAAGAAAGCCGCTCGGCGCATCGCTTCGCGCAAGTGGCCGTGGTCCGTCATAATGCGCGTCAGCATATTCTGCTTATCGGCCAGGTGCGCTGATCCGGGTACGCGAGCCTTGACGCGGAAGGTCGGGACGCCGGGAGTTAGGTTGGTGACAATTTGGCGCAGGCGCGACAGGAAAAGGTTGGCGGTTGTTTCGGGGGGTCGCCAGGAGCCTACTGACAGCGGATCGTATAGCCGCTGCGCGGGGATGCCCTGATCGGGGATCAAGCCGCCCGCCGCACCCAGCGGATCGCGGCCAGTATAGATGTCGGCAATCAGTTGCGAGTTGCCCTTGAGTGGGCCACGAATGGCGTCCATCGCGCTAGTGACTAGCGACAATAGCTCGGTCGCGGCCTCTTCACTTAGTTGAAATTGCTTACCCATTTGGCCAGTACCCCGGACTTGCTTCACGACTCCACGGACGCAGGTTATACGGAATTTGCTCAACGTCCGGCAGACCCGGCAGCTGTCCCTTGCGATCCAACAGCGTACTTAGTAGCGCCAAGGCTGAAACTAGATCATCGGAATTGCTAAGCGGATATTCGACTAGACGTTGGTAGAGTATATCACGCCCAGGGAAGGTTTTGGGCAAGACTAAATACCCTTTTCGCATTGCGGTCTGGAGGCTCATTAACCTATAGGGCAGGGAGGAGTTGCCGACCTTTTGGCCGCGAATTTTGATGCCCTTCAGGCGACCGCGCTCCTCCAGCCAGGGGGCAAATAGGGACTGTGCAGCTACCTGCTCAACCCAAATTGACTTCAGCAGGGGATGGGCCGGTACGCCAATCTCCTCAATCCAGCAGGCGGCGGCGTCAGCGCCACCCGCTAACTCCTTCGCCTCGACAGGGATAAAGATGTTGCGGTCAGGGGCGAAGCCCTTCAGGCCGAGCTTATGGGCAGGGACAACGCGCACGATTACGATGCCGTTGAGGTCGCCCTTGGTGCCGTCGATGCGGGCGACCGGATCGTAGAGCAGGATCTCGTGGCCATCGGGGAGAGAGGAGACATCCAGATCGACATCGGTGGCGGCGCGCAGGAGGTCGATGTCGAAGATGGCCTCCTCAGAGGGCACCGGCTCGCAGAGGTACTGCGCCGAGAAGAACGTTTTGGACAGCGCGGCCTGCTTGTCGCGGATCTCATCGGCGGTGAGGAAGGAGGGGCAGAGGGCGGCAGGGGCGTCACCCTCACCGACGCCATCCCAGACGCCGAAGCGGAATTGGGACCAGTCCGCTCGCCGCTGGATATAGGCGGTCACATCTTGGAAAGCCCAGGGGGTGCCGATGTGATTGATGGGCGAATCTGGAGAATACATAAGGGGCTCTAGGGTCTCGATAAAATCAATAACCTTTTGGCGGCGAGAGTACGTTCGGGAGTTTTGCTCATTCGCCGGGTCGTCCACGACTGCGCGGGTGGGGTGGTTGCCAGCCAGGTTGGATTCGACCGAGGCGGCAAATACGGAGGGCTCGCGGCCAGTGCCTGCCCGACCCGTGATGTTGAACTGAGCGCAGGGGCCAGATTTCCGCAGATCGCCCTGAATGTTGACCCAGGGGAATACATTCGCTACCGGCATATACAGACCAGGCAAAATCTCTAGCTCGCCGTTCAGGCGATCCCTGATCTCGCCCACAAGCTTCTTGGCGAGGTCCAGGGTGGCGCAGGCAATCAGATTGCGGGATTCGGGATTGTGCAGGAGGTGATGGCAAGTATCGATGACCGTGATCAGCGTGGACTTGGCGTGGCCCCGAGGGACGATGGTGCTGGTCTTGGCTTGGCTGTGGACATGCTCCAGCATGCGGCGATGGAATTCGCCAAATTGCTTGCGGCCCGTAATGGGCTCGCCCTTATAGCCCAGCGCGATGCCGAAGGCTATGGGGTCCGACCATATGCGGAGAATGGCGTCGCGGATTTCTTCGGGGCGATAGTTCAAGGGCTCTCTACGGTATACGCCTAAAATAACCCACCTATACGCGAAATTGCAAAAATTTTGGCGGGAGATCGATGCGGTGGCTAGGGGGCGGGGCCGTCAGGCGCGGGGGGAGGCCCCCGGCCCTGGGCTGGCTCGG